ATGGCTGGCAAGACCCCATACCTTATAAACCGGCAAGGAAACTTTTGGGCGCGCATCGTCGTCCCAAAGGAGCTTCGCGCGATCATCGGCAAAACCGAATTGCGCGAAGCTCTCGGCCCAAACCGCCCCGAAGCGATTAAGAACCTTCACGCGGCGCTTGTCGGATTCCATGCGCAGCTTGACGACGCGCGTCGTCAAATTCCAAACGCCCCAATTCCAGAGAAAAAGCGCGGCGATTCCATTCGCGCCCTAGCGCGGGCACATTATGAGCAAGAGCTTGCGCACGATGAATTATCTCGGCGCAATTACCTTCGCGGCGTCGTTTCGCCGAAGGAATTAAACGGCGTCCTGCCACGCGACCCGTATCTCAGAAATTTGAAAGTGGTCGCATCCAGCGGTTTCACTGGCGAATCTCTCGACATTGAATTTGTCGCGGCGACAATCGGTTGGGCTATCGATCAGTTCAACGTCGAGGGTAGGACGACGCCCGAACGCGGTTCGCCCGAATGGTTAAGCTTAGCGCGGACCCTTGCGGCGATTCAGGTCGAATCGCTAGAGCGCAGCAAAGAGCGCGACGAAGGCAAACTCGACGGCAAGCCTTACCATCCGATATTAACCGACGCACCCGATGAACCGCAGGAAGCTGAACCCGTATCGATCAATGGGCTTTTCGACGCATATATCAAAGAATTGGCGCGATCTGGTAAGGGCGCTGTCGCCGCGAAGCGCTGGGCACCCGCTTTCACCGATCTGGTTAAATTCGTCGGGCATGACGACGCCACACGCCTGACAAAGAAAAATATAGTCGATTGGAAAGATCGCCTCCTAGAATCGAAAAGTCCGAAAACGGTCCGCGACACCGCCTTAGCTGCACTTAAGGCTGTACTCGCCTTCGCGGCTGAAAACGACAAGATCGCTGAAAACGTCGCCGCTGGCGTCAAAGTCAGGTTCACCGCGCCAAAGCTCAACCGCTCCAAAGGATTCACGCCAGACGAAGCCGCAGTGGTTTTAAAGGCCGCTCTGGCGCACGTACCCAAGCCTTCAGACAATCCCCAAACCCGCGAAGGTCCGCATCTAACGGCGGCTAAGAAATGGGTTCCTTGGATTTGCGCACACTCTGGCGCGCGCGTCGCGGAGATCACCCAACTACGGAAAGAGGACATTCGCGCGCAAGACGGCGTTCAATTTATCAGGATCACGCCCGAAGCTGGTTCGGTAAAAACGGGCAAATATCGCGACGTGCCGATTCATCCGCAATTGATCGAACTTGGATTCCTGACCTTCGTCGAGGACGCCGCAGATGGTCCGCTTTTTTACGCGACCAAGACCCGCACCGGAACGACGCACCCGTCAAAGACTGTCGCGGGCAGAATCAGCCAATGGCTGAAATCTTTGAACGTTGTTCCGCCAGAAGTAGACCCCTCGCATGGCTGGCGGCATCGGTTCAAAACGGTCGGACGCGAAGCAGGCATAGACCCGAGAGTCCTGGACGCAATCCAAGGTCACGCGGCGCGCACGGCTGGCGACAACTATGGCGACGTAAGTCTGAAGGCGTCTATGCTCGCTATCGGCAAGCTTCCGTCGATCGATTTGGCTGATTCAGATGGATAATCTGTAATCCACTAAAAGCTAATCACACAACTACCTAAAATAGTTGTATATTAAGTGTATTTTAATGGTATACTTATGTCATAGCAATTGACATTGGTATATTCATTTTATGGCATTCTGGAATAGCTGGTTTGAAAAGAAGAGTTCTGGCATTAGTTCGCCAGAACCTTGGCTTTTCGATCTATTTGGCTCTGCTACGGCATTATCTGGCGAACTTGTTTCGCCTTACGCTGCATTGAAGTGTACCGCCGTCTCTTGTGCGGTCAGAGCTATTTCCGAAGCGGTTGGCCAGCTTCCAATTCATCTTTACTCCAAAGACGACAACGGCGCTAAGTCCCGCGCCACAAGTCATCCGCTCTATAATATCCTGAACAAATCGGTAAACGACTTCACGTCCTGCCAAGAATTCCAAGAGCAAATGGTTCGCGACGCGCTTCTGTTTGGGAATGGCTACGCTCATATCAATCGCGTGAATGGCAAGGTAGTCGAGCTAACCCGGCTTCGCCCTGAAGCTTGTTCGGTCTTTGAGGATCAAATTACAGGCGAGCCTGTTTACCGCCTGACGACGAACGGCACGAACGAATGTCGCGAACTTCCTTATCGCGACGTCTTCCATCTGAAAGCACCGGTTGGCGCATTTCTCTATCGTGGCGAAAGCGTCGTTATGCAGGCGCGTGAGGCTATCGGCTTGGCGCTGGCGCTAGAAGCCCATGCGGCGCGTCTCTTCGCGTCTGGCGGACGTCCTAGCGGCGTCCTTACATTTCCCGGCAAACTAACCGCCGACGCCGCATTGCGCATTCGCAACAGTTGGCAAGCCTCGCACGCTGGCGCGAATTCAGGCCGCACGGCGCTCTTGGAAGAAGGCGCAGCTTTCCAAGCTCTAAGCTTCAACAGTGTTGATTCCCAATATATTCAAATCAGGGAGTTCGCCATTGCGGAAATCGCCCGCGCCTTCCGCGTCGCGCCAATTCTGCTTCAGGACTTGGGCCGCGCGAACTTCAAGAATTCCGAAGAGATCGCGCAACAGTTCGTCAACTTCACGTTGATTCCTTGGGTTCGCCGCATCGAATCTGAAATCTATTTGAAGTTGATCGAACCTCCTGAACGCGATCAGCTACATGCGGAATTCTGCTTAGACGATTTGCTCAAAGCCGACCTCTTCCAGCGCGCCCAAGCCTACCAAATTTTCATTCAATCGCGGATTTTGAATCCGAACGAAATTCGCGAGCTGGAGAACAGAGCGCCATACGAAGGCGGCGATGCGTTCATCAATCCGAACACTACCAGCGGCAACAATCCAGACGTCGCTGTAGAGGCCGCCGAACCCGGCAAACCGCCTGAAGCTTCGGAGCCTAGCTTATGACAACGGACACCCGCCTGACGGCCTTCTTTGGCGATCTTGAACACGATTTTCAGATCACGCCAGCGTTGATCCCCGAACTAGAGCGCGTCACGGAATCAGGCATCGGTTCGCTTTGCAGGCGCTTATTCAACGGCGACTTCCGCCACGCGGATATGATCGAAACCATCCGCCTCGGACTCATTGGCGGCGGCGCTAATCCGCAACAAGCCTCTCTCCTTGTGAAGGCTTACGCGCTCAATCGCCCGCTTGATGAAACGCTTCCCCTGGCAATCGATATCCTAAGCGTGCTCTGGTTCGGCAATGGCAACAAAACGAATGAAAATTTAGATGAACAAGCTTGAATTCAAATCAGCTCTCTCCGTATCGGATGAAGGTGAAATCAGCGGGATTGCTTGGGTCTTTGATACGCCTGATCGAACCGGCGACATCATTACAAAAGGAGCCTTCTCTACCGCGCCTTCAAGGCTTCCTATTTTATGGTCGCATGATCAGCGCGAAGTACTTGGCGTATGGAACTCAGTGCGCGAAACGGCGCAGGGTTTGGAAGTCAAAGGCCGACTCCTAGTTAATGACGTTCAACGCGCGGCGGAGATTCACGCCCTCGTCAAATCCGGCGCAGTGCAAGGCCTCTCCATTGGCTTCAGCGTTCAAAAGGCTACGTCGCGTCCGCGCGGCGGGCGTACAATTTACAAAACCGATTTGCAAGAAATCTCCATTGTCAGCGTTCCCGCACATCCGAACGCGCAAATTCTCACTGTTAAGGAAAACATTTTGGAACACGAAGATAATAACGCGCCGGATTATGCGGCGCTTGAAACCAAATTCAACGAACTCGAGACCAAGTTCAACAGCGTCAACATTCTGACCAATCGCCTCGACAAAATCGAGACGCGCCTAAATCGCCCCGGAACGGGCAATGTCGAAACCAAAGACAACGCTGGCGAGAGCGAAACCAAAGCGTTTGACAATTTTATGCGGCTTGGGGTCGAACGTATGCCGCAGATCGAGACCAAGGCTCTTATCTCCAGCACGAATTCGGCAGGGGGGTTTACTGTTCCACCCGCGTACCTTGCAGAGATCACCAAGCAGCTTGTTCTCTACTCTTCGGTTCGTTCCCTCGCGCGCGTTACAAGTGTCGGCACGACTCCCGTCCTACTTCCGAAGCGCACCGGAACCACGACTGTTTCGTGGGTTGACGAGGGTTCGCCTTCGCCAAGCACGCAGCAGACCTATGATCGCCAGAGCTTCGATATCTTCGAAATGGGGGCGCATTGTGACGTGTCGAACCGCCTTCTCGAAGATTCCATGTTCAACCTTGAATCTGAAATCGCAATGGATTTAGGCCAGCAATTCGGACTTTCTGAATCCGCCGCTTTCATCGGCGGCAACGGAATCGGAAAACCGGCTGGAATTATCGGCAACGCTTCGATTCCCTTCACGCCCGGTCTTAACAGCCTGACTTTTATTACGCCCGGACTCTTGATCGAAATGTTCTACAGCCTACCTACCTTCTACGCGAAGAATGCGGTTTGGACCATGTCGCGCGGAATGATGGGTTACATTCGCGGTCTCGTGAACGGCCTTGAACAGTTCCTTTGGCAGGATTCCACTGGCGGGCTTGCTGGCGGACAACCGGCAATGTTGCTCGGCCGCCCAATCATCGAAATGCCGGAACTTCCGCACCACCAGAACGGCGATGGTTCGCCGCTCGCTATCGGCACGATTCCGATTATCTTCGGCGACTGGCAGGCGGGGTTCCGCATCTTCGACCGTGTTGGCGTTTCGATCATGCGGGATCCGTTCTCCCAGGCAACGGATGGTCTTGTACGTTTTCATGCCCGTAGGCGTGTTGGCGGCGCTGTGAGCCTGCCGGAAGCCTTCCGATTCCTGAAAATCGCCGCGTAATTCAACCCACAAAGAGCCTGACCGATTAAGTCAGGCTCTTTTCATCAATTTTCATATAAGGCATTGTTTTTATGAGTATTTCTGCAACAGCACATACAAAATTGTACGTTTCTACCGAGTCTTACCCTGTCGGGTCAGCCTCTAGTAACCTTATTCTCACGAATTACACGACTGGCGTTGCCTGGAACGCTGTTGGAAACATCGAATCCATCGGCGAATTCGGCGACTCTGCAAGCGTCGTCAAGTTCGAGACGATCGAATCAGGCCGCGTTGAAAAGCTTAAAGGCATCGCCGATGCTGGGACGCTCACACTGGAATGCGCCCATGATCCTAGCGACGTTGGCCAAACGGAACTTCGCGAAGCCGCAACTGAAACTGTTCAGCGCGCCTTCAAAGTTGTTCTCCCCGATCCCCTGAACGCGACTGGTACGGGCACGACTTACTACTTCCGTGGTCTTGTAATGTCGGCGCGGACCAAGCTAGGCAAGGCTTCCGACGTTATCATCCAGTCGTTCGAAACCGAGGTTAATACCGCTGTTCTCTTGGTTGCTGCGACGGCGGGCGCGTAAGACCATGACTCTGGCGGCAGACGAGATCATTTTAACAATCGACAATAGCGAAATCCGTCTTCGCCCGACGCTTCGCGCGGCGATGCGCCTCGAACAAAAATACAATGGCTTCGACAAATTGCTTGAAGCCATTGCCGACGAAAATCTGTCAGTCATGGCGGACATTATCCGCGCGACTGCTACCGGCTATACGAGCATTCCAGATCTAATCGAGGAAATCGGGCTTCACCCTCTTCGCGTCGGAATCAACCATCTGGTTCCGCCGCTTATTTCCCTCGCTTTTCAGCTTGCCGGTTTTGACGAAGATTCGAAACCTGAGTCTGAAAGCAAATCGCGAGTCACATTCGCCGAGCACCACAAGAAACTTTTCCAAATTGGAACCGGGTGGCTCGGCTGGACACCAGAAACGACCTGGAACGCGACCCCTTCGGAAATCATCGAGGCTTATAACGGTCGCGTCGATTTGCTGAAAGCTATCTTCGGAGCAAGCGAAGAGGAAAAGCCGAACGTTGATCTAGCGACGCAAGCCCGAGTCGCCCTGGCGCGCTTCCCGATGCAAATCGTCACGCCCGAAGAGGTTGCGGCAGCATAATGCCGGTTCGCGCGCCTAGAATTTGCTCTTGCGGAAACATCGTTCCATCAAACGAGCGTTGCGCCTGCCAGATCAAGCGCGACCAAGAGCGTAAATATCGGTTCGACCAAACAAGACCAAATGCCCGCAAGCGCGGATATACGGCGGAATGGACAAAGGAAGCCAAAGCTTTTCTCAAGGCTAATCCGAACTGTCGGAAATGCGGCGAGCCTGCCAGCGTTGTAGATCACATTCAACCACATCGCGGCAACATGCGGCTGTTTTGGAACAAAGCCAATTGGCAACCGCTCTGCACCCACTGCCACAACGTAACGAAACAATCCGAGGAAAAGCGCCTTGGCATTTAGTCAGAACGTCATCCTGCCGCCTAACTCGACTTGGATAGACATCGGCCCAGGACCACTCAAAATCGAGGGCAATAGTCGCGTAATGTATTTTGTCTCGGACGATTTCCCGACCGTAACGCATGGCCCCTTTGTCGGCCTCGGAACGCTGGAAGAAATCTCGAACGCCGCGAACCACATTTGGGTGAAAAACACAGCCAAATGCTACGTGGAACTTTTCATCGTAGCACCCTCAATAATTGTTATCCCGCCTTCCAACAATCCAAACGAAGGACTTGGAATGTTATTCACCTTTGGTGTCGAGTTTTAATAATGCCAATCCAGACCTTCAATCCGCCAGTAAAGCCAAGCGCCGGACTCAGATCAAAACCGGAAATCAAAATCGCCAAAGCATCCTTCGGCGACGGCTATACGCAATCATCCCCGGATGGAATCAACTATGTTCGCCAAGTAGTTGAACTTACTTGGGACGTCTTAACCGCAAGCCAAGCAAGCTCAATAACAACATTCTTTTCATCGCAAGGCGGTTATTTGTCTTTTCTTTATCAAATCCCTGGCGATTCTATGCAAATAAAGTATACTTGTGACGATTGGAGCGACACGCATCTTTCAAACGGTCTACACAAGATTACCGCAACCTTCAGACAAAGTTTTAATCTTTAATGACAACGAACGAAACGGAACAAAAGTATCAGCTTCGCGCCCTATGGACTGCGGTTATTACCCAAGCCTTCGACGATTCTAAGTATATAGGCGTAGATAAGCGCGCAATCCTAGATCGATCCGAAGCAAGAGCTTGGCTAACAGGTCACTCAAAAGACTTCCTAGACGCCTGCTCCCTCGCGGAAGTAGACCCGGATTATATCAGAAAGAACGCCCGCGACGTAATTGAACAAGCGAAGCGCGACGAAGTTACAAAAACACCTCGCAAACGCGGTCTCTCACCTAATGAGAGATTCTTTGAGCATGACGGCAAAACTCTAAACATTATACAATGGGCAGACTTAGCAGGTATTTCGTACACGACAATGCTACTGCGATTAAAGCAGGGTTACACAATCTCACATATCCTTGATCTTTATTTGTATAAGACGATACGAGACAAAAGAGCAGCTAAGACGCTTATAGAACATGACGGAAAGTCTCAGAGCATTTCAAACTGGTCAAAAGATCTAAAGATGGGTCGGCGTACTTTAGAGAGGTACATTAGCCAAGGCTTATCTATTAAAGAGATCCTTGAGCTTAGGAAGATTGAAAGTAAAGCGAAGAACCCGAACCTGTTGCATAAAAGAAACACCAAGGCCGGGGGTAGGTCGGAAGTTATTGATATTATTAAGGAACCGGCGGCGGATGGTTCGCTCTATATTTTTTCGATTTAGGATTTCAACATATGCACATATCTTTATATACTTTTAAGGCTTTGAAATGACGGATTATATCGACCTTGCTGATCTGAAAGCGCACTTGAATATCATCGGCAACGATGATGATGAACTTCTAAACAGCAAGATCAGCGCAGCTTCCGAGTGGATTGATACATGGATTCTTCCGCTTGATCCTTTGCTACCGGTTCCCAATCCTCTTCGGGAAGCAGTTCGAAAGCTTGCGGCGGATTTCTATGAACATCGAGAGAGTTCGAACAACGAAGCAACTATCGAGACTCAATTCGACGTTTTTATACTTCTTTTGCCCTACCGGGAATTCGAATTTTAAATGAGCATCGAATCTCTTCGCCAGCGTCTCGCATCCATCCCCAAAAGCGTCAGGGAAGCCGTACAGCCTGCCCTCGCCAAATCCGGCAACGAACTCGCCTCGGCAATGAAAGCCCTTGCAGCGCCCTCGCGAGACACTGGCGCTTTGATCGACTCGATTCATGTAACCTTAGGCGGGCAAACCACGCCCCCTTATTCGCAACCGGGCGGAGCTACGCTTGTTCCTGAGAACGCCATTGCGGTCACTGTTGGGGATAAGGAAGGTCGTTATTCACACCTCGTGGAATATGGGACGGCGCAAGCAGCGGCACAACCATTTTTCTGGCCTGCTTATCGCCTTCTAAAGAACCGGATCAAGCGCCGCATAACGACTTCCATTAATAAATCCGTTCGGGAAGGCTGGACAGCGTGACCGAGGCGTCTCTTGCCCTTCAGGAAGCCATTAGAGCCGTCCTGATAGCCAATCTCCCCTTAGCGGCTATGGTTGCACCCGAAGCGATCTTTGACCGTTCACAACGCCCTGAAATCTTCCCATGCATTATCATCGGCGACGGTCAAACGGTCTTGGAAGACACAGCCTATGACCGGCGCGTGATTCGAGTTTTCAGCGATCTTCACGTTTGGACAAATGAGGGCGATCTTTCTTCGGTCAAGATCATTGCTGGCGCGGTTCAGGAAGCCCTACGCGGCGTTGTTCTGACCTTGCAGGATCATAGCGTTGTCGATTTCAAAATAGCCTCAACGCGCTTCGGCGCCGATCCTGGCGGGCAGCACGCCCATGCCGTTATCGGCGCCGAAGCGCTCTTACAGGAATCCGCACAATGATGGCTGGAAAATTAGATCGACCGATCATTGTCGAGCGCTCGACAACCGTAACAAATTCGCTCGGAAAAGTGATTCAGACTTGGACTCCGCACGTCTTGGCGCGCGCCCAAATATTCAACCAAAAGATCGATTCCGTTGAACATGCTTCGGGCTCGATTACGGACTCCAAATTGATTTTTAGAATCCGTTGGATTGCGGACATAACCCTTGATGACCGAATTATGTACGCGAACAAACCGTATTTAATAAAAGAGCTTTCTGAAATCCAACGCAGGCGCGGCTGGAATATCACCGTTGAAAGGCAAGGCAAGTGACCCGAGGCTGTAGACCAAAGAACATCGTCAAAGGCTCCAGCACCCTGGACAATATCCCCAAATGTCCGGCTTGGCTTTCGAGTCATGCAAAATCGGAATGGAAGCGCGTCGCGCCGATCCTTGTCGAAAGAAATGTTCTGACCGAGGCGGATTTGCCGACGCTCGAAAGCTATTGTTGTTCCGTTGGAACGATCAGAGAATGCCAGACACAAATCAGCCGGGACGGAATAACCGTCGTCACGCCGCACGGAATCAAACGGCATCCGGCTGTTGGCATCCAAAACGCGGCGCAAACTACGGCGCGGCTCTTAGCGAACGAACTTGGATTGACGCCCGTTAGTCGCTCGCGTCCTAGCGTTCGCGATCAAATGCCCGAAGGCGAAGACGACCTTGGCTTGGACTGATTCATATCCGGCGTGGATTTTTGATGATTCCCCTATCGATGACCCGTTTGGATTTGGCGAGCGCGCGGTCAAGTTTCTACGGGCTTTAAAGCATCCTAAGACGGGCAAAGGCTTCCAGCTTGATCCTTGGCAAGAAAGGATCGTCAGGCGCATCTACGGCCCGCGCAAGCCCGATGGAACGCGCATCGTTAAGAACGTCGTTATGATGGTGCCACGCGGCGCTAGAAAAACGACGCTAGGCGCTGCATTAGGACTCTTGCATACCATCGGCCCTGAGAAGGTTCCGGGCGGTCAGATCATTTGCGCCGCTTATGACCGCGATCAGGCGCGCATCGCCTATGAGGAAGCATCGGGCATTGTTTGCGCCGACAAGCGGATTCAATCCGTCGTCAGGATGCTAGATTACCGGCATCAAATTATCCATTCGAAGAGCCGGGCGAATCTTCGGGCGGTTTCTTCCGACGCGGCGGCGCAAAACGGAAGGACGCCTTCGTTCGTTTTGTTTGATGAGATTCATGCTTGGCGCGATCGAAAGCTATATGATGTTTTGCGTACCGGACTCTCGAAAACATCTGGCACGCTTTCGGTAACAATCTCACAAGCAGGACGTGGGCAAGAGAACGTCGCCTATGAAATCTTCGACTACGCCCGCAAGGTGGCGCGCGGCGAAATTGAAGACGCTGGAACGCTTCCAATCCTGTTTGAGACGGCCCAAGACGCGGATTGGCGCGACGAAGATGTTTGGTTCAAATGCAATCCCGGTCTGGCGCTTGGCTATCCTGATCTTGACGCCCTACGCCAAGAGGCGCGCGAAGCTGAAAACCGCCCTGCCCTACGCGAGAAGTTCAAAAACGATCATTTGAATATTTGGCTCGATCATTCGAGCGACCCATTTGTTGACATGCAAATTTACGATCAGGGTTCCGCGCCGATCGATCTTGATGCGCTGGCAGGTCAACCATGCTGGCTTGGAGTCGACCTTTCCAGCAATGGCGACCTGACATGCATTGTTGCGGCTTGGCGTGACGGCAAGGGCGGCTATATCGTGCATCCTTGGTTCTTTTGTCCAGCTGATAATCTTCGACGCCGCGCGGACAAAGACGGCGTTCCCTATCCGACATGGGCGGAAGACGGATTCATTCTGCCGACCGAAGGCAACGTTGTGGATTTTCGATATGTCGAGGGAACGATTCGCGATCTATGCGAGCGCTTCGACGTGCGAGAAATTGCCTTCGATCCGCACCTTGCGCGAAACATGCTGAACAATCTTTTGGAAGATGGATTTGCGGCTGTTGAGTTTCGTCAAGGTTGGGTTTCGATGGCACCGGCGATCAAGGAGCTAGAAAGATCGATTCTTTCCGGCAAGTTTCAGCATGGCGGGCATCCAGTTCTTCGTTGGAACTTCGACAACATCGCTTGCACTGAAGATAGCGCGGGAAATCGCGCGTTCAACAAAGGCAAGAGTCGAGACAGAATCGACGGCGCTGTTGCTACGGCGATGGCTGTTGCTAGAGCTTTTTCCGGCGACGATGAACGTAGCGTTTATTCCGATATTTCAGAACGCCCCGATGGGCTCTTATTCTTTTAGGGATCGAATTTTATGTCAGGTGAAGTTGAACAACTTACCGTACTTTTGGAAGCCAGAATCTCGAATTTCGAGAAGGCGTTTCAGAAGGCGTCTAAGACCGCAAACGATAATTGGGCTCGGATTGAAGGTCGCGGAAAAAGCGCCTCCAAGAATCTCGAAAACTCATTCGCGAAAGCCGCTGAAGGCGTCAACCGGCAAGCGCATAAATTAGGATCAACGTTCGCCGATAGTTTTGGTTTGAAAGGCGCGGCGGCTGGCATCGCAACGGCTTTGAGTGTCGAAACTGTTGCGAAATATTCCGACGCTTGGGTTAGCGCCAGCAATAAAATTGGCGCGGCGATAGGCGACGTTTCGAAAGCCTCCGCGTCGACCGAATTGGTTGCCGGGATTGCCGATCGGTCGCGCTCTGGCTTCTCTGAGACCGCAAGCTTGTATGCGACTCTATCGAGGGCTTCGAAAGAGCTTGGCGCTTCGCAGGCCGATGTTAGCGTTGTCACTGAAACCGTTAGCAAGGCGCTTCAGATCGCGGGCGCCAGCGCCGAAGAGTCATCATCGGCGATCTTGCAATTGGGTCAGGCTCTAGGCTCTGGAAAGCTTCAGGGCGACGAACTTCATAGTCTGTCTGAAAATGCGCCACTTTTAACCAATGCTATCGCCAAATCGTTTGGCGTGACGGTCGGCGGTCTGAAGGAATTGGGAGCCGCTGGCGAACTTACATCGAAGAAAGTGTTTGACGCTCTAAAAGGCGCATCGACCGAAATCAATGACGCCTTCGGAAAGACGACGACCACCATCGGTCAGAGCTTCAAACAACTCGAAACCGCAGCAATCCGATATGTGGGAACCTCGAATGCTATCAAGACGGCTAGCGGCGTTGCGACGGCTGCAATTCATGGCCTTTCAGAGAACTTCGGAACCGTTGCTAATGGCGCAATCGCCCTTGGTTCGATCTTGGCGGTTCGGTTGCTTGCGGCTGGCATTACGCCTGCCCTAGGCGGCTTAGGGGCGCTTGTGGGCGGGCTTGGCGCTGGCGTTGTCGGCATGGGCGCTCTGACGACTGCTTCAGGCGTTGCAACGGCTTCAGTGGCGCTCTTTGGGCGCGCAATGGCGATTGCGGGCGGACCTATCGGCTTAGCTTTGCTTGGAGCGGCGGCGGCGATCACCTACGTTGCGTCGAAGGCTTCCGAAGGCAAAGCCGTAAACGATTTGTACGCCAAGGCGCTTGACGACGTGAAAGCTTCGGCGACTGGCGCGACGCCTGCCATTCGTGAAGTAGGCAACGCCGCGAGCGACGCCGCGCATAAAATTACGGAAGTGACTCAGGCGACCGAAAACACCAATCTCGCGACATTCGCCCAAGAGTCTGAAAACCTTTCCGATCAGCTTCGCGGCATGATTCAGAGCCTCGAACAATTCGGGGCGACAAAAGTTTCGAATGGCGAGAAAGAGGCCGCACTGAAACTTTTGGAAGCTGCTCTTTCCGGCGATGAAAAAGCGGCGTTCGCGGCGAAACAAAGCCTGATCGATATGGGTAATGCAAACCCAAATTTTGCATCGGCATTCTCGAGCTTCAACGTCCTTCTAGAGAAGCTCGCAACCGTCCGGCAAGCGGCTCTAAACGCCCGCAAAGCGATTGACGATGCGCAAGCCGCTGAAACGAAAACGCATGACGCGAATCAAACCGGCGTCGCCGAGTTCGAGGGCTTCCAGAAAGAGCAAACCTCGAACAAGGATTTTCTTGCGGAAGAGACGCGCCGAAGCAAACTTTCGGCGAAGGAAAAGGCGCTTGAAGATCGGGCCAAAGAGCTTCGCGACGCCGCAAAGAAAGCTGGCGGCGCTCTGAGTCCCGAAGAATCGAAAACCAATGCGGCGACTCTGATCGCGAACGAAGATAAGGTTTCGGAATCCGAGAAAGAGCCGAAGAAAGCCTCGACCAAGAAAGCGCCAAAGACCGACGAAGAGAAGCGCGAAAATATTATCAAGCGCCAGATTACAAGCCTAGAGGAAGAACGCCGAACAACCGAATCCGAGGTAACTACCCTCGGATTATCTAATACTGAAAAGCGCGTTGCAATCGAGCTAGCGAAGCAGCACGTCGATGCAACCTCGAATGAAGGTAAAGCTATCCGTGACAATGTTACGGCGATCGAACAAGGTAAGCAGGCGCTTACGGACTACGCCAAGGCGCAAGAGCAAGCGAAGCAGCAAGCCGAGTTCTTTAAGTCATCTGTCGCGGAGTCTTTGAGCGATCTAATTGTTGACGGAAAAGGCCTTGGCGATATTTTCAGCGATCTAGCTAAGACGATTGAGAAGGCTGTTTTGAAGGCGGCGTTGCTTGGCGAGGGACCATTAGCGGGACTTCTAGGCGGCGGCGCTACAGGCGGCTTGCTTGGCGGGCTTGGTAAGATGCTTGGGTTCGCCGATGGCGGGCATGTCGAGGCTTCAGGCGCGCCTAGCTGGACTCACATTCCGGCGTTCGCGAATGGCGGGCAAATTTCTGGTCCAGGTACAGGCAAATCGGATTCGATTCTGGCGGCGGTTTCGAATGGCGAGTTCGTTGTCCGCGCCGATGCGACGAAGCAAAACCTTCCATTGCTTCAGGCGATCAATTCGGGGAAGCTTCCGAAGTTCGCAACTGGCGGCTTAGTTGGTGCGCCGTCGATGCGATCAGCGCCAAGCATGGCTTCGGGCGGCGGTATGACGACTCAGAACGTCAATCTGAAAAACGAGATCACTGTGAACGCTAACGGCGGGACTTCGGCGCAAAATAGCGATCTGGCGACGCAAATCTCTCGCCATGTCGAGGCAACTACAAAACAGTTGGTTATAGAGCAAATGCGGCAGCAAATGAGGCCGGGCGGACTTTTTAGCCGGTAACGGTTCGACGCAACGAGAGATTCCCTCACGGCTGTTTATCATACCTACTAATTAGGTAGTTCGCGAAAGCACTACAACTCACAAGCATGTAACGAGCATCTGCTTCGTCTATATTTGCAGCCTCACTCAAGCCGTGTCGAATTCCACCTTCATCGCTTGTGTAACCGTAAAGTTGTATTATCCCACTCTTAAATGCCTTATGCAACGAATGCTTTTTATCGATTTCATTAATAGCCGCACCTAACGTCGCATTTGCTAGACCTGTAACGATTTTTGCTGCGGACTCTACCGCTGAAATCGACTCTTTAATGCTATTACGATAATCAGGCTGAGGTTTTTGGCTATATAACTCCAATGCTGTTCTGACATGCTCGGAAACCGGCCCGAAGCGATCGATATGCTTTGTTGCTTGTTCAAGCTCCTGCATTTCAATTTCATTTGTAATAGATGCTAACTTGCCAGCAATAAATCGATAGGCGGATTTTTCAATTTCAAGAACCCGGTTAATATCGCTTTCAAATTGTTGCTGTTTTATTATTTCATATAGACATTTAGTACGAAGAAACTCGACAATATTCAAAACATCGAACCATTGCGCAAGTTGAAAATGCCCAAGTACATTTTTTACAAATGAATCAGTTACACGGGGCAGGCTATCGACGGGAAGCTTAAAGTAAAATATATACATTAATCGTGCTATAGAATGCATATGATCCGCTGCTAAGTGATCGCGAGTCTTAGTGAAAAAATACCGCCTGCAAACATTCCAGAGAGAATTTCTAAGATCAATATCTAAGTCAGCAATCTGTATCGTCTTTTTCTTAGTAATACCCATTCGCTCTGAAAATGACGTCATCCTAATAGCCTTTTTATCACGCCAAAAAAATCCTAGCGGCAGGACGCCAACCGTTAGCCTACGACACCCCGCCGCACCATGAATTTATGCATCGGTTTGGTGCGGCGCTATATCGATTTAGTTGAACAAAGAAAAACCCCGGATCATTTCTGATCCGGGGTTCTTATTATTGGAGATTTTGGGAATCCAAGAAATGCCGACTGAGAGTTCCAGTGAACAAATAACCGGAAGAAACAATCTGATATTAGTATAGCGAGAATCCGAAGCGTTACAATAAAATATTCAAATTGTAATCGATTTTTATATGTGAAATAATAAAGCCCTGAACAGTTGACGAGACTGTCCAGGGCTTAAACCAAAAACAAAGAAGGCTCAATTTCAATGTCAATCACCAACCAAGGAAGTCTAAGTAAGTGACCGATTTGTATTATAGCGGCATTCCGAGCGGTTTCAAGACAAATTACAAAAAAGTAGCAGCGCCTAAAGAGCTTGATCCAGCCGAACTTGAAGCGGCGCTTGCAGAACTTGATTCTTATGAGTCTCCAGACTCCATTGCTTCCGAGCCTGTCGAGCCTGAAGAATCCGACGCGGAATTAGAAGCCCGCGCCCGCAAGAACCCAAAATATGCGGAATTTTATGCAATCGCCGATCGCATAAGGGCTAAGCGGACGCCGCTTAGCCCGACCAAATTCACTTCAAGCGCAGTGGATCATCTCGAGCCGACGCCCGAAGCAAAGCAGCCTCAACTTGTTCAACCGGATGTTGCAAGGCGTCGAGTGATCCTTGAACAAAGGCGCGCGGTTCAAGACGCGATAAAAAAGTATTCGCCTGAAGCTCGCGCCGCCGCTTTAGAGATTGAACGCGCCGAAAATCGGAAATGCTGGCGCATCGAAAAAGAAGCTGAGCGCGCCGCTTACAAAGCATCTTCGGCGGGCTTTGAAAAGCAGTTAAGTAAAGACGCCACGAAACTGCTTAAGAAGCTCAACGCTGAGTGCGCAAAGAAAACCAAGTCGCCCATGCTCGAACAGATCGCCGAACGCACGCATGAGCTAATCGGCTGGTGGCTGGCGCGCCAAAGGGCGATCCGTGAGTATGGCGACAAAGCGGGACTTGGTAGGATCGCGGCTATGCACGGAAAAGGCGCGACGAAAAGCCAAGCTCAAACCCGAATGCGCATTATCGCCGATCTTGAGGCCGCCGGAATATGGCCGAAACAGCCGCTAGGGGTATAGCCCTTAAGCCGTTAAGGGCTATACCCCTAAATCGAGTTTCTGAGCATTTGGGGGTATAGCCCTAAAAATCAAAAATATGTCCAAATTTCCGGCTAAGTCATTGATAAATAACAGACTTATTTTGCAAAGGGTATAGCCCTAAAAATCAAAAATTTGTCCTATAAGAGATATACTAGATTCTAGATAATAAATTTAAACTAAGGCTCGCAGGCTTTTTCAAATCGCCTGCGGCGATCGAACTTCGGGCTTCGTTCGCTTCGCTCACGTCCCGCCCTCGTTCGTTAGGTCAAATTGAATCTCCGGAGAGAATTAATTCGAACCATCCTCGGAGATTCAAAACCCTTGCGGTTAGCTCCGGGCTTCCCCGGAACGAAAACCATCTCTTTTCCGCCCGGAACAACTTTCAAGCCTCGGTCAAGCTCTCAACGCCTTTCAGGATCAATAGAAACAGGGGTCTAGGCGCTCCAAAAAGAACTAAGAGCTACCACCATAGCCGAAACACAAGATTCCTGTCAGCGGGCTTCCTAGAGCCTTTGTAAATCGAGGCTATTTTTCGGCACAAGGATGAGGGCGGCGCTATACCTAATCAATCGATTTTGCGCGGGCACCTGGAAAGCTTTTAGTATTGTTTAGATATATTCTAAGTAAGTACTTACTTATACTATACATTACATAATTTTAACTTGATATTTTTCCGGGATATGCGACAAACACCCGTCTTAAGCGCATCAACATTGGAGAAATACATGAAACCGAAATTAGAAGCTGACTCTTCGATCTATCTCGAATCAGAAACGTACTGGAGTTTGATTGAGGCGATTTATCATCTGGAGCGCGACCCCGAGACGGGGAAGCCGAGCGTCGATGATATCAAAATGGCGCTCGCGAACATTGGGGATATCTATCGTGAACAAATCCGGGACATCGAATAAATAGGCTGTCCAAAAATGTAACAAAAACTCGCCATTCCGATGTAACACTTTTCGACTTCTAGCAGCACTAAGTGATTGATTATGAACAATAATAAAAATTGACAGTAGAATTCAATCCTGTCTCGCAGCACCATCAAACGCCTTGAAAGATCAGCAACTTGTTGATTTTATAGAGAACCCAGACGCCCTTCTGTTACACAAGGGCGACACACAAATGGTTCTCAAAATGCCCTGCCCGACCAAGCGAACCGGCTCCAGCAACTGGCATTATCGCCGCCGCCTGACCGCCGCAGAGAAGCGCACCCTCGCAGCTATTCCCCGCGATCATTGGCCGCGCGGCTTCGGCAAGGCGGAAATCTGGATCACCCTCGGCACGGCAGACCCTGCAAAAGCGAAGGCGCTGTGCCCGCAAGTCGCCGCAGACGTGGCCCGCACGCTGGCTGGTCTAAGCACTGGCGTCCGCCGCCTCACCCAAAAGGAAATCATCGCCTTCGCCGGGAAGGTCTATCGCGCATGGGTTGAGCGTCACGAAGACAATCCGCACGAGCCTTCCACATGGGGCAACATTCGCCGCATTCAGGCGAAAAACCGCGAAGGCGAACTTTTAGAGCGCTGGATGGGAGGCTACGTGGATCGCCTTCTTGTCGCAGAGGGAATTGACCTCGCGCCTGCCCAACGCCCCGCCGTGATGGCCGCAGTGTCGGACGCCACGATGCAAGCTACGGATCGTCTGGCCCGCAACGCGCAAGGCGATTACACCCCTGACCCCGCCGCCGCCCGGTTCCCCGAATGGCAAGAGCCTAAAGCCCCGGTCGGTGCCCAGCATTCCCCAGCCTCGCTACGCGCCCTCTTCGAAGGCTGGCAAGCGGAGCGGCAACGCGCCGACAATGACGGCACTGTGCGGGCATGGCGTCCAATCGTCGATAACCTGATTGCTTTCCTCGGGCACGACGATGCAGCCAAGATCACCCAAGGCGACGTGATCCGCTGGAAAGATCACCTCATCACCGTCTTGAAGCGAGACCCGCACTCGGTCATGAAGACAAACATCGCGGCCGTGAAGTCGGTCCTGCAATGGGGCGTCGATAACAACCGGCTTAATGGGAACGCGGCCAAAGGCGTGCGGGTCCGCGCCCCTGCGAAGCCCCAGCCGCGCGCCAAAGACCTGACGGAAGCGGAAGCCAAGGCAATCCTTTCGGCAACCCTTAAAGTCGTCCGAGGCCGTCAATCGGCAAAGAACGTGCTGGCGAAACGCTGGTGCCCCTGGCTCTGTGCCTACTCGGGCGCGCGTATCACAGAGATGACGCAGTTGCGCAAGGATGACTTCGAAGAGGTCGGCGGCATATGGGTCATGCACGTAACGCCGGACGCGGGCGGAACTAAGACCGGCAGACCCCGAACAATCCCGCTGCACCCTCACCTAATCGAGCAAGGCATTCTTGATATGATCGCGGCGGCTCCCCCCGGTCCGCTGTTCTATGCGCCGGACCCGAAACATCCTGACGGCATTTCAAAGAGCCGTGCGCAGAGCGTCAGCGGGAAAATCTCTGCATGGGTCCGGGCAGACTGTGGGGTGTCAGATCCTAACGTTCAGCCTAACCATGGCTGGCGGCACCTATTCAAGACCCTATGCGACTTGCACGCCGTCGAAGAGAAATTCTCGGACGCCTTGACTGGGCACGCGGCCAAGACAGTCGCCCGTCAATACGGAACGCGGCTTGCCCCGGTTCTTCATCGAGAGCTTTGCAAAATCCCCCGGTTTGAGCCATTAACTGACTAATAATTAAGGCCAAATATCTGCAAGATGTCCTTATCGTCATGATAACAATGGCCCGCCCGGCCCCGCTCTGCATTCACTAAGACGCCTCGAAGCTGGCCTGACAGGCGGAGGGCGGACTTGCTTCCCCCGGCCTGCCATTGGACAGCCTTCGATCCGTAGCAGAACCAATGCCCCTTAATGAAGCCATCAGTGCCCGTCTCCTTGTCATCGAAACCAGGATCACCCAACCAGGACAGGACACCCGCCTACCGCTCAGTACGTCATGCCGCCAAGGCCCTGGATAAAATTATTGGGCAGCGCCCGATGCATTGTGCGAAGGTGGTCCCGAAGCCGCTCCCTAAGGCCGCCGCAATGATTGGCTGGCAGCGGAAGCAAGTAGCGCGCGCTATAGATAACTGCTTGATGCTGGGGTGCGGTTGAAGGCGAGACCGCTGCGAGGTGTCATTGGGGTCGGAGGCGGGCTCATGGTCAGGGGGACTTGCGTTCAGTCCATCGGAGCCGCTGGACGCGACAATAAGACGCGGGCCGCTCATCTGTCCGGGTACGGCGCGGATCCAGGAAATCCATAAAGCCCGTCAGGACGAACCTTGCCCGTTTGGCTAAACACCTTTTCGAAGAACGTCAAAAGGAATTTGTCCCACGTATCCGCCGATGCCGTGTTCAAGATTAGTCTTAGCCAGACGACATCCTCATACATATTGCCAGACGACGTTGTCCGATGCTGCATGATCATTAGAGCGCGGCCTTTCACGCCGACGATGCCCGCCTCGACTGTGTAAGGTGGCTCGCATTTCATGACATCCTTCATGAACGTCAGGTATTTTGGGAGCGTTTGGTGGAAGGTGTGCTCCATCGAGAAAGAAGATATCGTCTGGCGTTCCTCTGACTCTCCGCCCTCAAGAATGTACTTGTTCACTCCCCAAATTTCACCGTTTCGAAACAGCTGGGTGAAGCTGTCGATCCTGTCGCAGTCCCCACGCGAGTCGAAGACGTTGACGCCCCACTGGTTCACCCTCGGTATGCCCCCACGGCTGAGGCCAAACGTACAGTCGCTTGGATGTTGTTGTAACAGCGTGTCCACGGCAATCGGCATCGGAAGTTCGGTGCAGGGGATCACGCGCAAATAGAACGCGGGTCCGTGAGGCATTGTGTATTGCATCTCGTGAAAAATGGAGCGGGATTCGGCCAGAATGTCACCGTTGTTGAAGAAGAAAGCGCGAGAGGACGTGAAGGGTGTCTCTGCGAATAGCTTCCTTTCCTCCTTTGGCTTGTAGAGACTCAGCGCCGCGACTAACTTACCGACGAGCGTCTTTTTCTCGGTCGCAATCTCCAAAGGCGTCGCTTCGGGCGCAAGCATGTAGAGGATTGGGCCTCCTTTGTGTGCGAGGTCAAAAGGGACGCTATCGCGGGTGCCATAGTGCGTATTCAGAATCATCAAAAGCCCTTCTGTCCCCAGCGTGCGCAAAGCAAACCCGAGTTCAATCGCCACGTTAGGGTTCATGAGCCGCTTGCCGGTGGACGTGCTTCCGTCGTCGACCTTTCGGGCGGGACCGTTCCCTACTGGCGTCACATCGGCCACGAACACGGACGCCTCCTCTATCTTTTTCAGAATTTCTGCCGCCAAGTCTGGGCTGCCCTTCAAGCCCTTCCTGTCATGATCAAGGTGCATCCCGCCCTGAAATTGTTCGTCGGGCTCTTGGATGGCGTTCGCTTCCTTGATGTTCGCGATAGCTTCTTCGAGCGCGGAACGAATGAAATGCCTCGAAATCTTCCCCGGCAAGTCCGATTGCCACGCCCAAAATATTTTCACTCACAGATCCTAATGTTCGTAGACGGATTTCATAAAGAGCCGCGCGGCATTGCGCCATTATATAGGTGCGCCTTCCATCGGCAACGGCCAGCGAACCCCTACGGAACGAATAGCCCCGTTCCGTTTTCCGTAAGTAACTGAATTATTAACGTGTTTCCTTATGGGTCCCATATAAGGAGTAGATAGGTCCTCCTCTGATAGTCTCATTGGTTGGGGTGAACAATAGATAGCGTTCCCTTAGACAGCTTTGCAAGTGACAGGCATCCTGACACCCACAACACCCCCGGACACCTCTTGCATAGCTCGCAGCGCCACTTCCGACTTCGCGGCGGCTACAAGCAAACCATCGTGCAAGGGCAAGGCAGTCACGCCGCCATCCACAAGGCGCAAGAGCACGCCGACCATGATGCGGCTCTCGGTCATCATCAATTCCATTCCCGCCCCCGTCCCGACCACGCCCCTCAACACCGGGTGAGCCTCAAGGACCGCCTTGCGGACAATCCCAGGCGTCAGGCCTTTAGGCGCGCTGTGGCGTTCATCCGTAGGCCAAGCACGGCGTTCGCCCCGGTCGCACAAGAAGCAGTTGACGGCGAACTTCACAAAGGACCGCTTCACCGCCTCCAATCCCGGTATGGCGTAAAGATCGCCTTGGGGGGCTTCCTCGCCAGCCGCCGCATAGACAAGCCGAAGGAACATGCTGGAGAAGTCGAGGTTCGCAATGGGCTCGCCGTCAATGCGAATGCCGCCCCGCCGCTGACCCGCAAGGTTGAGCCAAAAGGCATTCCCAAAGAGACGCCCCATGCGGTCGAAGCGCGGCCCTTCATCGCCCTCAATGACAAAGTAGCGCCGCAAGGTCCGCTTGAAGGGGTCCACCCCGACCGCACCTTGTGCATTGCCCTCTGCGAAGCCGATATTGGCGGACGCTAGGTGGGCGTTGATGCGCTGGACTTCGGCCCGGTAAGTGCGGGAGTCGGGGGTGTCCCTGTAATCCACACGCTCGCGCTGTGTTATCCGCTCCGGCCCCCCGCTCTCCCATGAAAGCGTCGGAGTGTTGCGATTGAGGACGATGACTTCCTCGCGGGGATCGCGCCCAAAGTCCTTGAGGCTCACCCCAAAGCCTTCCACCATGCTGGCGACCCACGCGGAAGGCGCTACGGTAGTTGCCGAGACGCCCGTGATGCCAAGCCGCAACGCTAGAACATCGACAGCCTGTAGCCTTCCTAAGAGCGGCGAAAGGCCCTTCCCAAATGCAGGGTTGCCGTAGCGGGTTCCTTGACCATTTCCCCACTGGCCCTGCCAGCCCCGCCCACCATGTCTCAGCATGACCGCAAGGCAGCCAGACGCGGGAGGCATGAGGACAGCATAGGCGAGTTCCACAATGATCGCTTCGACCAGCGCCGCAAACCGTTCCGCGTCATCGCCTTTGCGCCGCCTCTTGCGCGCCCCCGTCCGGTTCTCATCAAGATCGCGCAATTCGAAGGACGCGAGCGCCACTTGGATCAGGTCCACTAGCGCACGCAATGGCTCGCCTTGCGCAACGCTCCATTGATCGAGCCACCGATTGCCAGCAAGCTGGCGATTGCCCGCGTGAACGTTGGATGCTCTATGGCTGGCATCGGGACATGCCTGAGAGCGTGCGCCGCTAATGGTTGCCGCCGGGGTCGGCGTGGTCATTGGGGTGTCGTTAGTATCGGTGGATTTCAA